ACTTCCGTAAACATTACATAAGTTTAAATATTCAATTTTGTGTTTGTGTTGTATCATTGTTTTAATTGTTTTTATTGTTTCCAATAGTTAAAAAATAGTTTTTGTTAAATTCGTATTTTAAGCCGTTATAATTTTTATTATATACTAACTTGTTTATTTGCTTTTTATCTTTGCTTAAAAGCTCTGTAAACATAAAAGGTATACATTCCTGTGTTAAGAGTGTGCAAAGTATATAAATATAACTTTCTATCTGTTCGGTTGTTTGTTTTGTTTCTCCTTCAATTATTAGAGTCGGTTCGTAATTGTTTAAATATTCTCCTTTTCTTTCCTCAAATAATATAAATTCAAATAGATTATTTTTATAAAACATTTGTTTTATTTGTTCAGCGTTTAAAGGATTATTATTAAGTCCGATATTTATTTTTAAAATATTCATAGTTAGTATAATTTAATGGTTTTATAATTTAATAAACTTGCAATGTAGTTAATGTGTTTGCTAGTGGTTACAGAATACCAATGCTTAATGATTACCTCTTTTTTATTGTGGTCAATCGTTGCGACATTAGTGTTGTAACTAAAAATAAATCTGTCGTTGAATTCTAAGTTTTTAAAATATTTTTTTTGTTGTATCATAGTTTTATATTTATGTTTATTGATTTTTTTTATATATTCTCTAGGTGTTAAAATAAAATTAAATTCTTGTTTTTTAAATTGCATAATGTTAAAAGTGTTTTTCAATTATTAAATTAATGGTTGGCAAAACAAAAATAAATGTAAATGCTAGTAATAAAATTACATCATTTGTATTTACTTTTTTACTTTGTTTTGGTTTGTCTAAATGTTTTGGGTTTGTGTATAGTTTCATAATAGTATTAAATTAAATTGGTTTGTTTTTTTTATAAGTATTTTTCCTCCATTTGAGGGTTTGTAATTTTTGCTAGTGGTAGTTTTTTATATTTTAATATATGATTTAATACTAACTTTAAAATTGTGTAGTTATCAAATGTATTTTTTAATCTTTTAATTGCTAATAAAAATAATTTAATTTTTTTCATTGTTCTGTGTTTTAGTTAATTATTATCAGCAAATATATAAAACTTTTTTAATACAAAGCAAATAAATTTAATATTTTATGTAATTTATATTCATTCTAAATAAGCTAATTTGTGTATATAAGTACACGCAAATAACAAAATAATTGAATAAAACAAATAAAAAAGAAAGTATTTTTGTAATTTATAATCATTCTAAATAAGGAAAAAATAACACTACACCAATATATATATTATAGGTCTTTGGCAGTTACTTGGCAGTTACTCGGCAGATACTCGGCAGATACTACATAAAAAAAAAGCTCACAAAATAAATTGCAAACTTTTCTTTAACAAAACTAAAAACAAACATTTAACTTTCTTTATCCTCCAAAAGTATTTTTTTTATCTTATTGTATTCCTTGTTAGTTATTGATAAGGTCTTGGTACTATTGCTATTGCAGTCCCATATCCTTAAATTAACTTTGTAGTAGTCAATTTCTCGATGACTATTCTCATATCCATCTTTTACTATCTTATTAAGTTCTGTACTTCTATATTCAAATGTTCTCATTGTTTTAGTGTTTTAGTGTGTTTTAAGCTACTTTCTTTTGTTTTAGTATGATGATGTAGGTCTGTCGCTAAAGTCCTCTGTCGTTGCACCTATTTGCTCACAATAGTATTCGTTTAGGTTTCTTTGTATTTCTTGTAGGTCGTTGTCGTGTTGCCAATATCCCGATATAGTACAATCATTGTTTACACTACCTAACACACCACCTCCTAGATAGTTTTGATATGTAGTCATTTTTTCTCCCTCATATCCAAATTCTGTTAGGTCAATTTCTATACCTCCCCCCCTAGATGAATACTTCTCCCTTAAAATATTATTTGCTATTAATTCTTTCATTGTTTTGTGTTTTAGTTGTTATTATAAATGTCCTCCGTTTCCGTTCTCAAATTCATATCTCCATTCAGATTCTTCAGTATGGTCTGTAAAATTTCCCTCGTGCATACCAAACCCCTCCTCATAATCTGATTCTGATAAATTTTTGTATAATTTGTCGCTAAACAAATCCTCATTATCAAAAAGATAGTCTGTTATTGAAGCACCAACATCTGTATATTCTTTAAGTTTGTTGTCATCAACATTAATTTCTACTTCAGCATACTTGTAGAATACTTGTCTTTGCATAATTTTAACTTTCATTGTCTTGTGTTTTAGTTGTTGTTAATTGTTTTGTTAGGCAAATATAATAAACTTTTTTAATATAATCCTAATTATTTTTATCTTTTTTTAATAAAGTTTGTATCTCCTCTAGTGAATTACATTTGTTTACTTTAATATTCCATTCAGAATATAGGTGCAAAGGTGTTTTAATTGCTCTTGATTTAGCTACTGAAACCTCGTTTATATAACCTCCTCCTCGTTGTTGTGTTCTTTTTTTATTCATTGTCTTGTGTTTTAGTTGTTATATTCTTTAATAAATTCCACTACTGATTTGTACACTAACCTAATATTTGTAGTTTGTAAAGAATACTTTAAATCAGTCAAATCCCAATTAGCATTTTGCTCATCTCTTGATTTGATAATCTCATTTGCTACGGGGATTAACCAATCCCAAGATGAATGGTATTTTAATTCATTTAACCTATGTAATGAATATGTGCCGTTAGGCAGCACTTCAGAACCTTTTACTGAATGTATATTAGCTTCTCCACGAGTTTGTGGTAGGTTAATTAAATTTGGTACACCCGATGTTATGCCACCCATAAATTCTGCTATTAGTTTGTTGTTTTCTGTTGTGTTCATAATGTTTTAGTTTTAAATTCATTGCAAACATAATACTATTTTTTTAATATCCTAATGTTTTTTTAAAATAATTGTAAAAAAGTTTGATACTTGTTTTGCTATATAAGTACACGCAAATAACAAAATAAATTTAATATCCTAATATTTTCTAATGTTTTTTTAAAAAAAAATATCAACACAGAATATGGCTCATCAGGACACCCCTACCCCTACCATCAGCAGTTATTTGGCAGTTCCTTAGCAGTTACTTGACAGTTTCTTGGCAGTTACTTCGCAGTTACTTGACGAGTTTAAAAAAGCAGAAAAAATACAATTTGAAAAACAAAAGAAAAGAAATAAAAAAAAGATGAAAAGTGAGGGAAACTAAAAAACCCCCACCCTTCATCTAACACAAAACACAATTACACAAAACAAAGTGTGTACTATTAAAACGCTTCTTTACAATGATGACATCTCCTGTGGTCGCTATCATAAGCTGCACCACAACAAGAAGTACCTGTATCATCACACATATCTATCATATCCTTTATGTTTGACATATCTTCAAAATCTTCTAACGATAAGTCCTCCAACACATACCAAGCACCATCGTAATCAAAGGTAACATCACAGGTTGTTTCTCCTTGTCTTACATCTATATTCTCTGCACCTTGTTCTTTTAAACAATAAGATACCTCGTCAGCTTCTAATACTTCAGGTGCATAACTCATCTCATCTCTATCTGACATTAATTTCCAATCATCGTAGTTCATAATGTAATATTTTTTTTTGGTTATTTATGTTTGTTGTTTCTGCAATAAGACCCCCCCCTAGTGTACCCCCTAGTGTACCCCCTGAGTTCCCCCCTATTTGCAAGGCAAACATATAAATAATTTATTACAATTCCAAATTATTTCGTATAAGTCTTTCCTTTCAGCAGCATATTTATTATAGGCTGACTTACATTATATCTAGCTGCCAACTGATTTTGACTTACGCCTCCTGCTTTATATTCTTCACGAATTGCATCTGCTTCTTCTATTGTAAACTTACGCTTGGCATAGCCACCACCCCTACGGTCTTTTCTTTCAAATGGATTAACACTCATCTTTTAACTTTTCTAATTCAAACTTCAAATGATTAATAGCCTTCTCAATGTCCTCGATATGCTTCTCCTTGTTAGTCATACCTTCTTCTGTTTTCTTACCACAACGCAAGAGGTAGGTCGTGGCAGTTCCAACATTGTACGATAAATCAAATCCACTTATAACCTTCCTTGCTTCATATCCGTTGTTGCCTATGTAGTAGTTGGGAACAGAAATATCTTTTGCCACCTTCTTGAAAAGTTTATTATTTATCCTATCTAAATCTTCTTGTTCTTCCACCCTTCTACATAAACAAGCACCTCCACAATGGCAGTTCCTTGTATAGTCATAGTAGTATTTACTCTTGTCTGTCATAATTCGTTGTTAAAGTATCTGTCAATAATTTCTTTGCAATGGTCAAAACCCTTACAACATACTCCATAATATCCCCTATCTAAAGCGTTCTGTATGAATAGCTTTTGCTCTTTTGAAGGATAACACTTCTTGTCTTTCTTTAGCTCTATAAACAAGGCTGTGTACTTTTCGTTTGGCTCGAATATAAGAAGGTCTGACACCCCTTTCAAATATCCTGTACGCTTTGCTTTGAGCCTTTGTGAGTAGTGTTTTTGAAACTGACCACCCATTGTTGCAGTAAACAACGCATTTGGATATTGTAATCTCAAGTAATCTACGATAGCGATTTGTACTTTTTCTTCGCTTAATGTTGGTTTTGACCGTTGCAAGATTTCTTTCTAGTTCGTTAATTCTTTTCTCCTGTTCTTGACAGGTTTTGTTTAAAAAGTCTATACGATGCAGTATGTCTGATACATCTGATTCAGTATGTCTTTGTGCAAATATAAGATATAAAACTGAAAGTAGCAACAATGTTATTAGTATAGTTTCCATATTATTTTTTTATTGTTTTGTATATATTCTCTATCCCTAGCAAATCATCATCACAAGATAAATTATGTTCTCTACACTTTTCTTTAAATTTATAATACTCTCTGCAAATCCTTAGTATCTCATCTATATTACCCTGATGAACGATAGGACTTCCTAAAGAAGATATAAACCTCTTTGTTTCAAATGGTCTTTCTTGTTTCATATTAAAATCTATCTGTGGTTTCTCCGTGCTGAGTTATGACTTGCACTTTTTTAATTAAAACATCAACATCTTTCTTGTTTTTTCTTGCACTTCTACAAAGCCTTGAAATAGTTATTTCATCATTGTTTAATTCTGACAGTTCCTCAGTTGTTACAAATATCTTTGCTGTGCAGTCCTTCCAAGATTTCCTAATGTTCTTTTTGTTATTTATCTGAAAATCTACTCTCGCCCAATATATAGGTCTTTTAGCCATACTAATAGTTTTGGTAGTAGTCAGCAACCTTTATACTTTCCGTATCTCGCACAGGCTTGTTATTGACAGGCTCTTTAGATAACATTCTTCCAAACATAAGCTGAAAACCTACATCAGAGTTAATTATCTTTGGAACAACTACATAGCTTATTCCGTCTTTATCATCTTTACAAATGTTTTGTATGTTCTTATATATTCCCATTATTTTAATCTTTTTGCTTTATTAATAGTTGCATCAATCATCTTTTGTCCTTGCTGATGCTTTTGAAAATCTGTTACTAATTTTTGTTGCCTTTGCAGTTGTGCCTTTGCCTTATGTTCTTTTAGCCATATATTCCAATTACGAACATTTACGAAGCCACCGTTATCAGAGTTTCTAATACCTTGCTCAAAAGCGAAAGCAACTTCTTCCATATCCATAGAACCATAAAACCTAGACAGGTCATCTACAAGAAACTTAGCCATCATTACCACCTGTTGTGTATCAGGTCTTTGACCTAACATCATATAGCACTTGCTCAACAAGTCCACGCAATCAACATTGAGCTGCTCAAGGTCGTTGCTAAATCTATACCATATCTGTCTGCTCTTATCCATTGTTTATCATTTGTCTAGCTTCTTGCCAAGTGTCTAGTGATTGCTGTACTTTACCTTTAGTCTGCGTTGCTGTTGTGTTCTTCTCCCAAGTTCTTACAGCAGCCTTCCAATCTTTCATAGGGTTCTTTCCTACTTTCCAACCATTAGAAGAATAGTAGTCGTAGAACTTCTGTGCATCTACAACATTGTTTCTTTCATTGCAGTAATCTACAACATCATCAACTGTTGGCTTAACAAACCTTTTAGCTTTAGCTTTTTCTTTAACTATAACTATATCCTTATCTTTATCTTTATCTTTAAGGGTACTTTGTACCCCTTGTGAACCCTTTACATACCCTTCAAGATTATATTTATCAAGAAGTGCAATAACTGATTTATGAACATTAGAGTTTGGATTTAGTTCGCCATATTGAAAGTCAATAAATTCAGGAATAAACCACTTATCGCCATTGTCGAAAACAATAATCTTTTCTAAAAAAGATTTGGGAAGCATATCTTCAGCAGGTATATCACATTCAAGGCTTTCTCCAATTCTTAATGAAGCTACCTCTAAATCTACCTCCCATATACCTGCGTGATTGCAGTCATCTAATATGTAGAACCATAGTAGTTTGTATTCAGGTTGTAATTCACGAACAAAGCGTTTCTTCCACTTGTCCGTATCTGTCATTCTTTTTGCCATAATATATAATTTTGGGGTTAATACTCTGCAAAGGTAAACTTATTTTGATTAAAAACAAATTTTTTGCAATGTTTCTCGTTCAACATACACAATCATCTCTAGGTCGTGTACTGAACCTTTGCGTGGTTTTCTGCCACCTTTTTTAAAAGTTCCTGTTAGGTTATCTATCTTGTTAAACAATATGCCATCATCAAATGCCCAACATATAACAACAGGCTTACCATACTTTATCTGTTCCTCCTGACAATCAACAATCTTCTTCATTGATACTATGCAGTATCTGTGGCTATCCATATTTTGATTAGGACAACCTTTTACCTCAAAGCCACATATTCTGTCAAAGCTCTCGTTCTTCATCTCATAATCAACAGAGCTAAAGTCGCCTTGACTAGAGTAACAGTAAGCGTATTTGTCTGAAAAACACTTAGCTGCCCTCTCTTGTCTTGCAAAGTCTTTTGGGGTTTCAAATTTCATCGTTATAATCTATTAATGCTAAAACAAAAGCAGCAGCTACTACTGCTAATGCTGATATTATACTTATCATTTATTTTCTAAGGTATTGATACACTCTATTAGAGCTAACACCTAAAATGTAAGCTATATCTTTCACACTCCAATTATAAAACCTTAATAACTTTGCTATTGATTTTTTAATCTTAGTCTTAAACTTCTTTACTTTTGTGTACTTTTTTACTCTACTATTGTAATTCATCTATTAACTGTTTTGTGATTATCATCAACATTGATAATGCTATATGTATGCTCACACATATCTTTAATCTTTCTTATGTTGATTCTTATTTCCTTTCTAACTGCTTCTATATCGGTCTTTGTGCTGTCAATTCCGAGAGAAGCATTGAGGGCAGCATTCTTGGCTAACAAGCTATCTACCCTCTTTACATTCTTTCTTCTAGTTTTCGATTTCACAATCAAATACTTTTATTAAATACCCTACCTTAAAAGGGTAAGCCATCATCTGCTTTTGCAGTTTCTTTAGGCTCAGACTTTGTAGCAGCACCTACATTTACTGCCCAAGCTAAAATATTATTGTAGTAGTTTCCTTCATACAGACGACCTCTTATATCTATCTTACAGGTAATATCTGTTCCAACAGGAATAGCATCTAACTTTTCTATGTTGTCTTTTACAACCTCCATTTTGATAGCCTGTGGGTATTCTCCACCTGTGTTTACCACAAACTCTCTTTTTCTAAATCCACTTGAAAACTCTTTTGTTTCAAACTTAGCTTCTAACTTTCCGTTAATTTCCATACTTAAATTCGTTTTTGTTATTTATTAAATTAATTTCATCTTGTATTTCTTTCATTCTATCCTCAATAATTATTTTCTCTCTATTAAGGCAGTCATATTCATCACGAATATTTATAAATGTTTTCTCCTCAAAAACCATATCCCTGATTTTAATGTATCTCAACATTTCTAGTTTATCAAACTCAAGATAGCCAATCATCTTCTTCTCGTGGTGCATAACCGTTGCGTGATTTGCACCAAACATATTAGCAATACTTGTGTATGTTTTATTGAAATGCTTTCTAGCAAAGAAGAAAAACATTCTCCTAGCACCTACAATCTCCATCTTCCTTGACTTACTGTGTAATTCCGTTGGGGAAACGTTGTAGTGTTTACAAACAGCAGACTGAAGTACCTCCATTCTAAAGTTCATTCTTCTCTCCGTTTATTAAGTTTAACAATTCTTCTTCCTTCATCTCTTGACTTTCAGCCAACAAAGATAAGTGTTTTAGTCTTAACATAGTAGGGTTTTCCAAATACTTGTCTATTGTAGTTCCACTAACTCCTGTTATCTGACCGAACTTTCTTTTTGTTACTCCTTGTGTTCTCATAAGAACCTCAAAACTATTTCTTGCTTTTTTCATCTTTTCTATTTTTAACTATTACTAATTCTAATCCAAATTCTAATTTATAGGTTTCTGCTATTCTTTCATCACTCTCTAACATATAAAGTTCTATAAACTTTTTTTGTATGGTACTTTCTTTTCCCATATCTCTTAACTGCTTTCTAGTGATTGCAACAATAGCACCCTCTTTTGTCATTACGTGTTTTCTAATTGCCATACTTAAACATTTTATTAAACTGTTCTCTTGGGTCTTTTGATATATAATCTTCTTTTAGCTTACCGATTAACTCGTATGCTTCCTGATAGGTTAAATGTAAAAGACCACTTTCTATATCTCTAATGTCATTTTGTTCGTAGGGAACACCTGTGAGTAAACCCTCAATAATGGCTATCTGACCATTACTGATAGGCTCACTTGCAAGTATATCATCTATCCAATCCATTAGTCAGCCATTTCATCTTGACCGTAAACACCTTGCTCATAAAATCCTGTAAGCATTAGAACTGCTCTTGACTTAGCTCGTTTCTCTGCCATAGCAACAGGAAACTTACCTGCCATACCCATAGTATTCTCTTTACTGCTTTCGCCAAAAGACTCTACCTTTGTTTGACCTATCTGCTTTCCCTTTACCATCTCTGCAATACAACGCATAACTACCCAATCTCTTTCCATAACTATTGGCTCGTAAGCTACATTGATATTACGATTGCTAATAATCTTATCTATACCTGTTCTAGTAATAATAACAAAGCCACGCTTGTCCTTATACACATCTTCTTGAACTAGACCATTCTCTTTGAATAATCTTCTTAGGGTTTCTTTCTTAGTTTCTGTTTTAATTTCTGACATAATAATATTTATTAAAGGTTATTGATTTGTGATTTTACTATTGATAGTGATTTGATAACATACTCGTATGCAAATGCTTTTCCACGACAGAACTCTGCCATTTGAACATCGCCTTCTGAAA